TAACTAATATGTCTGATGGTACATTTTCTGGAACAGTTGATGCTACTAAAGTTACTGCAACTGATGTTTATGCTGATAGATTTGTAACTGGTTCAATAGTAGATTCTATGTTAATGATGGCTACTGCATCAATTGGTGTACTAAAAGGTAATGATGCAACAACGACAGGATTAGAAGTTTCAGGATATATTTTAGCAAATCACATAACAGCATCAGGTAATATAAGTGCAAGTGGAGCAATATATACAAATACAATATTTGGAGAAACTACATTAAATATCAATCCTAACTCAAATGGCCCACAATTCGCAGCACCTTATTCTCATACACTTCAAGTATATGGGGGCATAAGAGCTAAAGATGATTCGTTCTTTATGGGCAAAATAACAGCCTCAGGTGATATAAGTTCAAGTGGTCAAATATTTGGAGATCAATGGGTTGGAAATGGTACAGTTTTTCCAGATTTTAATACAAACCCCCAAGCAAAAATAAAAGTAAATGAATCTGGAGTAACTATAAATCAGGGTCTTACTGTTAATAGTGATTTGATTGGAGGTGTAGGCCACATAACAGCCTCAGGTAATATAAGTTCAAGTGGTAATATATATGGAACTATTGGAACAGCGACACAAGGAACAATTGATATACATTCGTTAAGTGGTTATGTAGCAAATGAACATTTAGATTGGACTAATAGTGTCGGTACAATACATGCAGGTAATTATACAAACACTATGGGATCCGGGTTTACAGTATCCGCAACAACTGATTCTAATGCTACGACTATAACACAAGGTGATGACCTAATGTTTACCGCTGGTACTGGAATTACTTGTGAAACAACAGCAGATGGAACAGTAACAATTACAAATACAGTTTCAGATACAAATACAACCTATACAGTAGGAGAATTAACTCCTGCAGGAACGTATTCAAGTTCATTACAAGCCTTAGGTAATGTAACCGCTTCAGGTAATATAAGCGCAAGTGGAACAATAGAAGCTAGTTCATATAAAGGCAGTCCAATACATATAAATTCAGCAACTGGTTTTATAAATGTAAATGCCGCAACTATGGACAATGCAACAGTACACTTAGGAAGTAGCAATTATGGACATACAGATGCAAGAGATTATGGAGCTGCAGGAGGTACGGTAACCGTTTCATCTCCATCAATAACTGATGAAAAACAATTTATGGGTATAATAGTCCCAGCCGATTTAAAGTCTGTAACAATACGATCACAAGGAAGGTTCCAGAGTGCTCACGCTAAAATGCGTATGTGTCTGTTTACATCAGATAGGCAAGAAGGAGGAACACCATCTTCAATTACATTAACAAAAATATTAGAAGTAGAAACAGCTTCCAGTAATACATGGGGAATGTTCCAAAACATGGATGGAACTGCAACTGTTGATATTGATGCAGGATCTATTATATATGTAGGCTTTGGTAGAACTGAAGGGAGCACCGCTGCAAAACCAAGAGTATCATACACACTAACAGGAATAACTAGATAATACTATGGCAAGAAAAATAATTAAAACAATGGCAGATAAAATGGCTGAATCAGGAAAATCAATTGGAAAAAATGTATTAGATGATACTGATTTAGCAACAGATCCAATAATAAGTGCATTGCAAACATTGAGATTAACTATAGATGATATGCAATACAATGATGCTAATCATGGTACAGATAAGCAGACGTCTCTAATATCAGCTAACACAGCAAAAACAGGTATAACAACAGGCCAAGCCAGTGCAATTACGGCAAATACAGCTAAAACAGGTATATCAGATTCTCAAGCAAGTGCAATCACAGCTAATTCTACAATTGTAAATAAAACTAAAGGAACAATAGAATTTGGAGCCCCAGATAGAAATGGAGCAATGACTATTACAGTTAAGGCAGGTGATAATAAATTTACATACACAATAGCAGCTAATTAACATAGCAATGAAAGGATTAGAATAATATGGCAACAATCACATTAAGACCAAATTCAACAATAAGCGCTGGGGATTGGAACGTTGCTGATAATGATATACCAGATACATTAAATGATGGTAGTAATGTAACTGTTGTATATAATACCAATGGAAATCAACAAATGCTTCTAACGTTACAATCCGATACCAATTCTGCAGAAACGTTTGTTACAGCTAAAATTACTATAAATGCACGTCGTGGAGCTAAAGGAACAGAGATTATCCAAGTTAACCTGGAAACAGAAGCAGGTGATGTTCTAGTAACAGGGGAGATAACATTATCCGATATCAACCTAGCAGTTCATGAAATAGAATTTACCACCATTGAAGGAATAAATATTGACACTGCAAATACCTTACGATTCAAACTTACAGGATTAACTGGTAAACAATCTTTTATTACAGAAGCATCTGTTACGTTAAGTACTGATGCATTAACTCTTACCGGAAGTCCAATTAAATTAACTTCAGGCCGAATACAATTAACGTCAGGTAAAATATCTCTTTAATCTTTCGTTTCTTCATATTTATATTAAAATAAGAGAAAAGGTAAATTATGGCAGTAAAAATTCCAATTTGGCCAGGGTCATCATCATTTTCAGCAGGAGATACTCCTTTTGGATTATATGATACAGATAATGAATTCACATCATCTGCAGACAATACAGCTCTTTGGTGTGCCAGAAAATTAGGACATCCATTAACTGATATTGAATTACAAGATATAAATCTCTATGCATGTTTTGAAGAAGCGGTAACTGAATATAGTAATCAAGTTAATACATATAATATACGTGATAATATGGTTAACTTATTTGGAGCATCTACTGGTAGTAATTTAACTCAACAAAAAGTGTCATCTAACTTAGGTGGATTAATAGAACTTGCAGAAGAGTATGGAACAGAAGCAGGAAGTGGTGGTAATGTAACATATTATACTGGTTCATTAACAGTTGCCTCAAGTAAACAGATATATGACTTATCAGATCCAACAATTGTAACATTAGAATCTGGAGAAGCTGGAACAGATGTAATTGAGATAAAAAGAATATTTCATGAAGCACCACCTGCAATTGCAAGATATTTTGATCCATTTATAGGCACGGGGTTAGGTTCTCAACAAATGTTAGATTCATTTGGAATGGGTAATTATTCTCCAGGGGTATCATTTATGATGATGCCGGTATATGCAGATGTATTACGATTACAAGGAATTGAATTTAATGATCAAATAAGAAAATCATCATATTCATTCCAGATATTAAATAATAGAATTAAAATATTTCCAATACCTGATGGTTCTTCGTTTACAAAAATATTTTTTGAATATATTAAAAAGGCTGATAGGTCAGCTCCATTAAAAGGAAATACCGGAACAATTTCAGATTTTTCTAATGTACCATATGATAACATGTTATATGCAGATATTAATGATGTTGGTAGACAATGGATTAGAAAATATGCATTAGCATTATCAAAAGAGTTATTAGGATATATTAGAGGAAAATATTCTGGAATACCAATACCAAACGCTGAAATAACATTAAACGGAAGCGATTTATTATCAGCCGGACAAACTGAAAAAGAGGGCCTTATAACGGAACTAAAAGAAATTCTAGATTCAATGTCTAGGCAAGCACAATTAGAAAGAAAACAAGCAGAGTCAGATGCATTACAAATGCAAATGAATAAAATACCACTTAAAATATACGTAGGGTAATTATGGCATTATTTGGATCAGGTAGAGATGCAAGTCTCATTAGACATATAAATAACGAACTTATAGTTAAGATAGTAGATACAGAAATCGAATTATATAAGTTAGTATTAGAAGACACTAGAGAAAATTTATATGGAGAATCAGATCAAAAGAAATATTATAATCCAATTGTTATTCCATGTTTAATTCAAAAAGATGAAAAGGCTATTATTGGTGATGATTATGGAATGGATTCTACAAGAACAGGAATATTTGGATTCTCTAGAGATTATCTTAAAGATAGAACAATAATTATAGAGATAGGCGATATATTAAATTATGATAATGAATTCTATGAAGTAGATGTAGTACATAGTGGTAATTATTGGGCAGGTAAGAATCCTTCAACTGATTTAGGATTTACAAGAGGACAAACAGATGAGCATGGATATAGTGTAGAAGTTAGAGTAGAGGCACATGTTACACAAAGAAATAAATTAAACTTAATAGAAGTTAGATCTGGCGGAACTAACCAAGAATATCAATTACCAAAAAATCTTTAATAAATGGGCAAGATAAAATTAAATAGAACATATAGTACATTTTCAAAGGATAAACAAATTGAACGTGCAAATGAAGTTCGTAGAGATACTGATGTTATAAAAACTCCATCATGTACTATATATGATGTTGATTATGCTATTATGTCTTATTTACGTGATGTCATTAAACCTACTGTTGTAGAAGATGGAAATGTAATTGACGTTCCTGTAATATATGCAAACGGAGAGAAATGGAGCCAAGTACAGAAACATGGTTATATGCGAGATACTAAAGGAAAAATAATGGCTCCTGTAATGATCATAAAAAGAAATTCTATTGTAGAAAGAGATACATTAAAGAAATTAGATGTAAACCAAAACCCATCAGGTAATGCAATGGTAATGAAGAATGCATTCACCCAACAAAACAAATATGATAGATTTAGTGTATTAACAAACATACGTCAATCAAATGAAGTTTATATAACATCAGTACCAGAATTTATTGATGTATCATATGAATTACTATTATGGACAAATTATACAGATCAATTAAATGGTATAATTGAACAGATAATGCCAACCGGAGGATTTGCCTGGGGTACTACATGGAAGTTTAATACATATATAGATGACTATTCATTTGAGACAATGAATAATTCAGGTGAAGATAGAATGATAAGAGCTACATTACCATTACGAGTCAAAGCCACAATATTACTTGAGAATGAGTTAAGAAAATCAACCATTCAAAAACGATTCTCAGTTAAAAAAATATTATTTTCATCGGAATATGAAAGTGATAAATTCGCAGCAGAAACAGAAGTTGCACCACCAGGAGGTTACACATCAATAAAAGCAGAATCTGACTTAATTTCAGAACTGGAAAGAAAAATAAAAGATAGGAGATAGTTATGCCGTTAAATTTACCAGCATTACAAGTGGCAATATATGCCGCATTTAGGAAGCAAGCAGTTAAAAGAGGTCCGGGCAAAATAGGGACAGAAATAGAATTAGCAACAGATATTGCATTAGCTGTTGATACATATGTTAGATCAGGAACAGTTATAACAGGGAATGTCGATGTCAATGTTGGTACTGGACTTGGACTTGCATTATTACCATACTGGCCAGGAATAGCACCAGTGTTTACAGCAACAACATCAGTTGGTGTAGGAACAGGTTTAGGAATGGTTGTTTAGGAATATAGTTGCATATTTATATGTGTATATAAAATAAAAATAGGAGAAAAGGTTATGTCAGAAACAAAAAAGTTTACAGATGAAGAACTAAAAGAAGTTCAAAGTTTACGTGATAGAATGTCCAAATTAGTAGCAAATTTTGGAGAATTAAAGTTAGAACAGATTTTGCATGAGCAAAAGGCCGATAATATTAAAAAAGCCGATGAAAATCTAAATAATGAATATTCAGACATTCAAACAAAAGAAATGGAATTAGTTAAAGTATTTAATGAAAAATACGGCCGAGGAACTTTAGATTTAGATTCAGGAACATTTACACCAGCAAATTAAAGGTTTGAAGGCAGTTTAGTATATTTATAGAAAAATAAAATAGAGGAGAAACAACAATGGCCGAAAAAATAGTATCGCCAGGAGTATTTACCAGAGAAAGAGACTTAACATTCTTACCAGCTGGAGTACAAAACATAGGCGCAGCAGTAATAGGACCAACAGTAAAAGGACCTGCATTAATTCCAACCATAGTATCAAACTTTGCTGAATATAGACAAATATTCGGAGATAGTTTTGAAAGTGGTTCAGGAGCAAATTTAGGATATTATTCATATCTAACTTCAATAGCAGCCGAAGAATATTTAAGACATCATGACACATTAACAGTTGTTAGAATATTAAATGGTGACTTTGGTGGAGCAAATTCAAAAGTACAAAATTCATTAGGAAATTCATCTTCCTTTACATTACATACATTATCAGATGGTGCAATATTAAATAATGGTTTAGCTGCAGCATCAACTGCAGGATCTGGATCAGCAGCTGATTCTGGAACTAATGGTTCATTATATTCTGGATCAAAAGATAACATAAGATGGGAAATCGCAAGTAAAAATAATTCAAGAGGTACTTTTTCATTATATATTAGATCAGGTAATGATACAGTTAAAAGAAAAAATATTCTTGAAACTTGGAATAACTTATCATTAGATCCAAATTCAACAAATTATATTGCAAAACGAATTGGAGATGCAAAACTTAATTTAAGAGGATCAGGAACAACCGATCCTTATATACAAGCATCAGGTTCATATCTTAACAAATCAAAATATGTAAGAGTTGCAGTAGAAGAAACAACATTAAATTATTTAGATGAAAATGGTAATATTAGAGATGATGGTACAGGTGCAATAGCAGCAGCACTATCAAGTTCACTTCCATTACAAGTATCAGGAACATTTAGTGGTGGTAGTGATGGAACTATTGCTCATCCACAAAATTTCTATGATCAAATTACTGCAACAAATACGCAAGGATATAATCCAGCTACATGTGATGAGTATACAGATGCAATTAACTTATTAGGTAACCAAGATGAATATGATATTAACTTATTACTGATACCTGGTATTTGTTCTGCCTTAGCTGGACATTCAACTATTGCAGCAACTGCAATACAAATGTGTGAAGATAGAGGAGATTGCTTTACGATTATTGATCCAGTAGCTTATGCATCACAAATATCAGATGCAACATCTGAAGCAGAGAATAGAGATTCAAATTATGCAGCCGTTTATTGGCCTTGGATACAAATAGCAGATAATTATGCATCCAAAAATGTTTGGGTTCCTGCATCAGCTGCAATGGGTGGTGTATATGCATTTAATGATAAGGTAGCAGCTGAATGGTTTGCTCCTGCAGGTTTGAATAGAGGTGGAATTGATAGAGCAATACAACCAGAAAGAAAATTAACTCATTCTAATAGAGATTCATTATATGATTCAAATGTTAATCCATTAGCAACTTTCCCTAATAGTGGAGTTGTTGCATTTGGACAAAAAACATTACAGAAGAAAGCATCTGCATTGGATAGAGTAAATGTTCGAAGATTGTTAATCGCAGCTAAGAAATTTATTGCATCAGCAACTAGATATTTAGTATTTGAACAAAATACATCAGAAACTAGAAATAGATTCTTAAGTATAGTTAATCCATACTTAGAAAGTGTACAACAAAGACAAGGTTTATATGCATTTAAGGTAGTAATGGATGAGTCAAATAATACACCAGATGTAATTGATAGAAATGAAATGGTTGGGCAATTATTTTTACAACCAACTAGAACAGCAGAATTTATAATCATTGACTTTAATGTGTTACCAACGGGTGCAGCATTTCCGGAATAGAAGGTAGTTAAAAGATAATAATTGTATATTTATATATAAGAAAATAAAATAGAGGAGAAACAAAAATGGCAGATTTATTAAGTCCGAACGAAGTGATGTATACCGCATATGAACCAAAAGTAGCTAACAGGTTTATAATGTATATAGAAGGAATTCCTGCTTATATCATTAAGGCATCATCAAGACCTTCAATTGATCAAGGTGAATTGATTTTAGATCATATTAACGTTGAAAGAAAGTTAAAAGGAAAATCTAGATGGCAAGATATTACAGTAACATTATATGATCCAGTTGTTCCATCAGGAGCGCAAGCAGTTATGGAATGGGTTAGATTACATCACGAATCAGTAACAGGTAGAGATGGATATAGTGATTTCTATAAGAAAGATATTGTAATGAATACATTAGGACCTGTAGGTGATAAGGTTGAAGAATGGACAATTAAAGGAGCATTTATTTCTTCTGCAACATTCGGTGATATGGATTGGGCAACAGAAGATGCTATTAATATTGAATTAACTCTAAAATATGATTATGCAATCCTTCAATTCTAGAAAATAAGATCATAAAGCTTAAGAAGTCCTACCTATACGGTGGGATTTTTTTTGCTCTTGCATATTTATATTAAATGTTATTAATATTATAAAGGAAGATTAAGTTATGGCTAAAAATGTAAGCGAAGAATACCCAGGTAAAAAACCAACCACTCAAGAAATAGCAGAAGTATCACATATTTCTACTGAAGAATTAAAAGCAAGAGCAATTGATGCTTATGTAGGCGAAACTGCTAAAAAGCATGATTTCCCAACAGAAATAATAGATTTACCATCAAGAGGCTTATTATATGCTGAAGATAGTACTTTAAGAACTGGTAAAGTAGAATTAAAGTATATGACCGCTAAGGAAGAAGATATTTTAACTACGCAATCTTATATTAAACAAGGAGTTGTTTTAGATAAATTATTTCAATCATTAATTATAAGTAATGGTGAAGGTAAGAAAGTTAAATACAATGAACTATTATTAGGTGATAAAAATGCAATTATGATTGCTGTAAGGATATTAGGATATGGAAAAGATTATCCTATTGAAATTATGAATCCATCTGGTGAGAAACAAAAAGAAACAGTTGATTTAACTCAATTACCAGAGAAAGAAATTGATGTTGATATATTCAAAAATGGATTAAATAGATTTCCATTCAAATTACCAGCAGCAAAAAGAACGATAGAATTCAAATTTTTAGTACATGGTGATGAACCTAGTATTGAAGCTGAGATTAAAGCAGCTAAGAAATTCTCTAGAGGAGTAGATTCGACATTATCAACTAGATTAACATATTCAATTGTATCAGTTGATGGAAATGAAGATAGAATGGCAATTCGTAAGTTTGTTCAAAATGAACTATTAGCATTAGATTCTAGAGCTCTAAGAAAATATATGAGATCTTTACAGCCAGATATAGATACTACCTTAGTATTAGAAGACCCAACCACGGGCGAAGATTTTGAAATAGATCTTCCAATCGGTACAGACTTTTTTTGGCCTGGGGCCTAACTATAGGCCCATTCTGCATAGCCAAATATTTGATTTGGTATATTGGGGGAAAGGTGGGTTCAATTGGTCTGATGTTTATAACATGCCAGTTTGGCTACGTCTCTTCTATATTGATAAAATTTCAAGAATTCATAAGAAAGAAAAAGAAGATAATGATAAGGCTATGAAGAATAACAAAGCCAGAAGACGCTAGAAAACTCCACGCATAAATTGCATAGTTCCATATTTATATTAAATTAAATAACGGACAAGACTATGGCAAAATCAGAAAAACATCAACAAGATCAAAACAATCAACTTAACGAAGGATTGTTTTCTCCTTTATTCAAAAAGCTAATACAAAAGCGATTGAAAAAACAACTTAAAAAGTTAGAAAGAAATCCTGCAATGCGAGGCGCACTCAAACGTCTAGATAAAGCTACGACTGATTTTGAACGTGAACTAGAAATAAATGGAGAACTGTTAGGAGATATGGATGAAAAGGATATGGATAGAGAGGAGAAAAATCTAGCTGCATTCTATAGAGGTTTAGGTCTAAAGTGGAGAGGCAAATAGTATATAATTGGGAATCTATAAATGGCTGATAAACAACAAGCAGAAGCATTAAAACTTAGAGAGCGAGAACTCGAAGTAGTAAAAGAGCTCAAACGAGTCGAACTAGCCGGCAATATCGGTACAGCTAAACACAACCAATTATTAAAAACAAAAGGTGAGTTAGCTGATAAAATTAATAAGTTATATGATATAGCCGATAAAAGTATCCAAAAGATTGGTGATGGAATTGGATCACTTGTCAAAGATTCAGGAGAAACGGCTAAATTATTTACTGATCTAGTAAAATCTTCAAAAACATTTGGAAAGAATAATCAATTTGCTGCAGCTCAAGCAAAAGCAAATCAACAGTTCGGTAACGGAATTTCTAATAATTTAGCACGTGGAGTAGATGCACAAAGTGAAATAAATAAACTTACAAATAAGGACCGAATAACAACTGGTAAGGCTGGAAAACTCCGTGATTCACTTGTAAAATCATACGGAACTGAGATTGGTTTAGCAAATGCATCATTATTAGTATATAAAAATATAGCTGATGAACAAGCTGAAATTGCAAAAATGGAGGCAACGCGTGGTTCTCTATTAATGGAGAGCATAAATACTTCATATGCAGAAGAAGCTTTAGCCAAATCCAAATTTGACTTAGCTAAAAATCAACATCAATTAACTGGTAGTGCATTGAAACGTGCACAAGCAGGTATTAAAGAACAAGAACTGGCAGTTAACTTATTAAAAGAATCTGCAGCCGTTCAACAACTACAAATTAGTCAGCGAGATGCAATGACTGAAGCTATTGTAGGACCATTTGAAAAAATGAAAGGGGTTATAGAATCATTACCAGGAGGAGGTATGCTTTCTAAAGCAATGGGATTAAATGATTTTGGTAATGAATTAAATGATATTGTTGGAAAGTCTATACAAGTAGGACTTGCAGGTGGAACTCAAGCAGGAGTAGATTCATTCAAAGCCATGACCGCTCAGTCTAAGGTATTTGGTGTAGTATTAAATAGTGCATTATTACCGCTATTAGGAATTGCAGCAATATTGATAGGTGCAATAATGCTATTCAAATCTATGGAAAAAACTACTTTAGATATATCTAAAAATCTAGGACTTTCAGCAAATGAATCAGAACGAATGGCACAATCAGCAAGAGATCTTCAATCATCAAGTGCTAATAATTTATCAACCACAGAAGAAATAGTTGCTGCCCAAGGTGAGTTAGTTAATGCGTTTGGAAATACATCACAATTTTCAAAAGAAACTGCACTTAATATGGCTAATTTATCAACGGCATTTGGTATTGCAGTTGGAGATGCAGCTGCAGTTCAAGCTATATTCCAATCAATGGGAGAATCATCAGAAGATGCATTCCAAACACAAGCTTTAGCAGCTAACCTATCAGAAGCCGCTGGAGTTGCTCCTGGAAAGGTAATGAAAGATATTGCACAAAATGGAAAGAAGGCAGCAAAATATTTAGGTGGTGCAACTAAAGAATTAGCTAGATCAGCAGTAGAGGCAGCTCGATTAGGAATGTCATTAGGAGATATGGTAAGTATTGCAGATGGATTATTAGATATTGAATCATCAGTAACAGCTGAATTTGAAGCTTCTGTAATGTTAGGTAAACAGATAAATATGGATAAGGCTAGGCAACTAGCTCTAGAAGGAGATATAGCAGGAGCAACAAAAGCAGTATTAGAACAGACCGGTTCATTGCAAGAGTTGAATGATATGACTTATATGCAGCGAAAGAAGATAGCAGAAGCAGCTGGTATGGAAGTAGGTGCATTAATGGATGCAGCTCAGAAACAAGAACACTTGAATAATATGACCGGGGAACAAAAAAAGCGGTATGAAGAAGCATCAAAGGCATTAGAAGGAGCTACATTATCACCAGAAGATATAGTTGCACAACAAGAGGCCGCATTAGCTACAAAAGAAATGGGAGCTCAATTTGATAAGATAAAAAATACGTTAATGAAAGCATTTTATCCAATTGTAAAAGCAATTACAAATATATTTACAAATGTATTGTCACCAGTTATAGATGTTATAGGATCTGCATTTTCAGGTATGATGGTTGTATTATGGCCAATACAAAAAGCATTTGAAGGTATAGGTGCAGTAGTTAAATTTATGGCTCCTGCATTAAAACTAGTATTAGGTTTTCTTGGAGCAATATATGCAATTAAAGCGTTAATATGGGCAGGAGATAAAATAAATTTAGGAATTCAAGCAACTAAAGCGGCATTTGCATCTAAAGAAGCTGCAAGTGCAACAGGTATTAATCTATTAAAGAAAATGGGACTGATTAGTGATCAAATGGCCGGCAAGGCTTTATTATCAAATTCCATAACAGCAAAAGGTACAGCTTTAACTGAAGGCCAAGCAGCAATGGTGAAACGAAACTCTTTATTGACTCAACTAAAAACATCTGCAATCGCAGCAAAAGATTGGGTTGTAGCAAAAGGACAACTACTAACTCAGTACTTATTTGGCACTGAAAAGGCAAAGGCGTTAGGATCAACAATAAAAGAATCTGCAATTAAGATGAAAGATTGGATAATGGATAAAGCTACATTGGCACTTGCATATACAAGGAATCTTTTGAAGTCAGGCGAATTAGGAACGACTATTGCAATTGGTGTACAAAAAGGTTTAGCATTTGCAAAAGATGTTGCATCTAATGCATTATTAGCAGGTAAATGGGTTATGGAGCAAGGCGTGTTAGCAATTCAATTTGCAATTAATGCTGCAAAGGCTGTAGGAAATGTAATTGCAATGGGTGGAGTTGCACCATTAATGGCCGCGGCAGGAGCTGCTATTGCAGCTGCAATACCTGCAATATTTACTGGACTTGGTATGGTGCCATTTGGATTAGGTATTCCGTTAGCATTTGCAGCGGTTGCAGGCCTAATAGGATTAATGTCATCAATGACATCTGGAGATGATGTTATGTCAAAACCATCCGGAGGATCAGGATATGGATCTAGAACATTATTTGGACCAGAAGGATCTATAGCATTTAATAATAAAGATACAATTGTAGCAGGAACTAATTTATTTGCAAATGATATGGTACAAGCACCTAAAGGCTCAATAAAAATGAATGATGGAATGATTGGTGATATGCCAGATCCACCAGAATCTAAAACAATTGATTTAGGAGCTGATGCAATTAAGAAAATAGGAATTGCAGTTGGGTTAGGAACATTAGCATCAGGAATGATGTTAAAGGCAATACCACAAATGACATTTGAATTGAATCCATTAGCTTGGTCTATGTTTGGTGGTTTAGGAGGACTATTTGGAGGAGGATCAAGCGCACCAGGATTAAGTAAAGAAGGTGAAGGAGAAGGGGATGGTGCAACATTAGATACTATAGCAGAAAAGTTAGATGCATTAATAGCAGCTGCCAGCGGAACTGGTAAAGGTAAAGGTGCAAAAAGTAATGAACCAGTACAAATTGTAATTGGTAATAGAGTAATTGAGGAAATTGGTAGTCAAATTGGCGTTAATAAATCATATAATATTGGCCATGGTAGTGGCGGAGAGGAAGGATAATGTTAAAAGACTTGAAATCAAATTTAACATGGCATGGAACTACAGCAAAAGCTCCTGGTAAATATTCACAAACAGAAATTCAGAATAAAACTACATCATATCAAGAAAATGATATTAAAGATCAATATAACAAATTTCATATACATGATGCGCCTAATATAAACTTAAATTCATTTGGTAGAGCTACTGACCAACCATTTATAATAAGAGGTATACAACAAAGAGATGGAGATCCTCAACGATATAAATTAGGAGATGTTGGCACATATGCATCAAGGTTAGCAGAAGATTCTGCAAGATTTGCAAAACTATTAATATCACCTAAAGGATTAGTTTGGAACTTAAAGCAATTTGGTTTACATGCATCTAATCCAAATGTAGAAACAAACATTGGTATACGACCAACTAAAGTATTTGACCCAATATCATTTGCATCAAACATTCCAGGAGCTCCATTAGGAATACATAGTGCAAGGCATGGTACATTTGGTCAACGGGGAAGGTATGAAGACGTACAAAAACTTATTCTTAAAGAAGATGTAGAAGGAGTTCATAAAAATAGGTTAGAAAAGTTAAGAGTAGAATTAATAGGTAGAGAGGCAGCAGTATCTGAAGACCAGGGATCACCAACAGGTTTATGGGGAACGATAGTACAAGGAATTTCAAATTTTGTATCACCATTACAAAGTCTATTAGCAGGATTTGATGGATCAGAAATAAAAACATTATCGGGACCAGGTGGACCTAAATCATTATACGGTATTGGATATACAACAATACGAAGAGCATCAACTACTGGTACAGGACTGAAAGATAACTTAGGTAATGCTTATTGGGGTATACATTATAATATTAAATCAAAATACGAATCAGATACAGTTCCTGGTGCTGCAAGAAATTTAGAAGGAGGACCAGGAAATTCGATTAAGAAGACGTATAATGATGAAAGACCTCATAGAAATAATCTTCCGATATTTGATGCAGAAACAGGAGGTTATGGATTACTAGACGTTACTAATAAATTTAATACAGCCGGATACCTTGCAAATAATAGTTTAGCAGGCGGAAGAGTATATACAGAAGACCAAGAAACAGAATTAAATAGACCAAAAATAGTTCCTGGCTCAGGAAAGATTGATGACTCAGGAAATATTATAACAGAAGATGCATTAGATCCAAGTCCATCTTATTTAGAAACCAATACTCCAAAAGGTGGAAGATTTGTAGGAAGTGATCATTCTGCAGAAGATGGCTTAACAAGATCAAAAATAGATACTACATCAGGAAGAATTGATGATTCTGGAAAATCAATTAAAGAATTAGCTAATCCAGAAACTATAGATAAATATTTTACTTCGAATAGAATAGATGAATCATTAGAAGAACAATTAATACGTCCATTAATTGATAATAAAAAGATTAACGAACATATACATTCATTTTTATATGGAACAAAAGAACATTCATTAGATTTAATAAAAGATATCAATACAGGATATAATAAAAACTTTTTGAATAATACTCCAACTGATGGAGGTGATGATTGGGATACTAGTCCACGAACTAATTTATATGGTAAAATAGATCAAGCCAATGAATCATCACCAGGTAATACACCACAAATACGTGATTCAGCTTCTAAAGTTTTTGATTTAGGTTCGCCTACAAATATTAAAGGAACGTTAACATTATCTCCAAGTACGACAGGAATACTTACATTAGGAGCAATGAATGCCGGTGATAAGATATTTAATTACTTCACACCAGACTTAAGATATATGTCTGCAATGACAAGAGAGCAATTGGATGATGGAGGTGGTACTCATGATTATTTAAGCTTAAAACAAGGATATAATTTTGGAGCTGATATATCTCCACCATCTTGGGAAATACATGGAGTAGATTCTCAAATTGTTCCACCATATAATGGAAAAGATTATTCACCTAAATTTACTCCATCAGCTCCAAAAGTAGGTCCAAGCCCAGATGCAGGCCAAGTTCAGATATCCGGACAGAAGTCTAATCCAATTACAGAGGTAGATTCACTAATTAAAACAAAATTAGATCCACTTAAGAATGGAAATAGCCCTGATAATTCTGGAACACGTATGATAGGAGGAAAACCAAATACATCTGCAGGAACACCGGTTGTATATAGTTATATGAATTATCAAGAATTACGAAACCAAGAATCATCTGTTACTAATCCTAAACGTATCAATGAATTTAGAAAAGAAGTAATATCAGAAGTATCAGCCGAAATTAAAAGTCGTAGTCGTGATAAATTAGGTTATGGAGGAGCAGGTCAACCAGATACATTAAACATGACAGGAGTAGGAGAAGCGCCAGGCCAAGAAGATATAGTACCATTTTATCTTGCACAACTAGGTGGTGGAGATGCTGTATATTTTAGAGCAGGTATTAATTCAATATCAGATGGATTCAATCCTAGTTGGGTTCAAGAAAAGGAAATAGGAAGAGCTGATCCTAAAATAATTTTAGATGGATGGGGTAGAAGCTTCTCTTTAGATTTAACATTGGCAGCAGGTTCATCAGGTGAATTAAAACCTATGTGGGATAAATTAAATACAATAGGAGGATGGACAGCACCAGATTATTCGAGTGGTAATGGGTATAGTGGAACTTTTATAGAATTAACATTAGGAGATCTATATAGACAAGTACCATGTTATTTATCAACCTTCTCTGTAGATGTTGATAATGAAACACCATGGGAAATATCAGCAGGTCGAAGATTACCTAAATATGCATCAGTTAGTTTAGAACTTACATATATTGGAACTGAATTACCACAAAAAGGAACTAAGTTCTTTTCAGCAGCTGCAGGTGGATCTACCAAATCTGCAGGAGGAAAGGATGATAAATCATGGATGGATTCAGATTATAGCGATAATGAAAATTTATATGATATGGCTGAAGACATTGGCAAAGATGTTCTTAAAGGAATTAATACAGCATATAATGGAGCAAAGAAAATATTTAGTAGTTTGAACCCATTTGATTAATAAGGATTAATATGAATAGATATAAAAATATAATAGAAAAACGATTAGATACTAAACGAAAACGACTTCGTTATAATTCTAATTTACCACCAAAACTAGACAAATCATTAGAAGATATTTATATAATTTCTAGAACAGGAGATAGGTTAGATCAGTTAGCATATGAATATTATGGTGACCAATCTCAATGGTGGGTTATTGCTCAAGCAAATCATATCGGTAAAGGAACATTTGCAATAGAACCAGGTATACGAATACGAATTCCATCTAAAAAAGAGTATTATCAATTGATAAAAAATTCTGATACAGAGAGATAAATTATGGGAGTATTTTATTCAGCAGCCCAGCCATATGTATTGGAAGAACTCGCGGCCCGAAAAAATAAAGGCTATACAGAAAGTCGTCGACAAATGGGAGTTTATGTTAAAATTGTAACAGATGGAGGAACTTTATCATCATTAGATAATACATCAACCCAAAGTCGGTATTCTAAATCAACCGGCCGACCAACTCCATCTTTAACAAAATTAAAAGTGGAGATGTCTGGTGATTATGGTTCATTAAAAAAAGCATTTGCAACAGTTAAATGTTTTGATAAACAATCTTTTGAAGAATTTGAACAAGCATTCTTAATTCCAGGAACGGATATTAAAATTGATTTCGGCCGCGCAGGAGCTCAAGGACTTGCTAATAAAGGAAATTTTGATGGTGTAGTATTTGATTATTCATTTAAGTTGAATCCACAATTAGGATATGATTGTGAAATTAAATGTGTTGCAAAAGGAAGTATGGTAACTGAGATGAATGTAAATACTAAATTAGAAGACACAGGGAGAGAGTTTACTTCAAATTTTGATGGATTTAATTCGACATCAACGGTTGTAAATATATGTGATGTATTTGATTATGATGTACAAAAAAAGATGGATGATCAAGAAGATTTAGATGAAGACGAAGGATATTCATTTTCTGGTTATTCTAATGCACATATGGCAGGAACAGATTGTCCTAACTCAGCTCCTGAACCAACACAAGATGGAATGGTAGGAGGAAATATAATATTCTGTTCAATTGGTTATATAGTTAATAAATTGATTAATGATGATTTATTAACAAAAAATGCAGAAGCATCAGAGACAACTAAAAAACGTAAGATTAAATTTGTTTGTAATGATAAAGTTACAATAGGTAGAAATTTTGATTACATGTTTTCTGCAAACCCGATGAAGGTATTAATATCAGGAAAAAAGAAGAATGAGAAATATGGAGGTGATGGAGGAGGAATGTTTGGTGCATGTAAGTGGTGGGGTAAAGAATTCGGAGTTCCAAAAGTATTAGGTGGATCAACAGCCAAACTAGCTAATATATTAATAGGACGAGATACATTACGTTCTATAGCAGGAGCAGGTGGATCAGGAGAAGGCGGAGGAAGTAAAGTTAGTATTAATAGTTTCCTTCAAGGTATATTCAAAGAAGTTTATACCAACTCTGGAGGTGCATGGGACTTATCAACAACTTCAATGACCAAAGAACAAGCAGCTACATATGGAGTTGCATATGATAAAAATGCAATGTATATAATTGATAGGAACTGGGCAACAGGAAATGGTGCAAAGAAAATAAAACTAGATGCATTAAATGTAAGTAAATTTGATAATTCAACAAGGAATGTTGCAATAACGGGTAAAGTTCCAAAGGATATGGCAGCAGCTGCATTTGTAGGAGGATCGGGTACAGCATCAGGAAAGAAAGGAACATTGACTGCAGGAATATTAGGTAAGAGAATTGATAAAATGATGAGTAGAATATCAGCATTTATTGATGAAGCAAAAACCTTAGCAGCATTAACAGAGAATAGAGAACTTATTCATGACAATGGATATAGTGAAGAAGAAATTGCATCAGCAAAGACGAATCTAAAAGCATATATTGAAGGTGGTCAATCAGCCACAGAGAAAGCTAAATTTAGAAAAGATATGTATCCATTAAATTTATCAGCAACATTAGATGGAATATCAGGTATTCAATTTGGAAATGCTTGTCAATCAGATTTAGTACCTTCAAGATACTTTACTGGATCACCAAAAGTATGTTTTACAGTAACAAAGGTAATACATAATATATCTGGTAATGATTGGACAACAGATGTAGAAACAATTTGTAGAGCGGAACCTTAATTATGGCATCAAGATATTATCCAAGATCACAACGACATTTCGGATTCTTTACTAAAGGTGAGGAGTGGATGTTTCCTATTACCTTTAAGGAATATAAAGGACCATACCATTGGTACGGAGTAGGAGGCAAAAAAGAAATTGTATATACAGGAGCATCAAAAACTCCAACATCCCAAGTAATAATACCTTTTAAAGATGTATCAAAAGATCCACATACATTTATATATGATTCAATTACAGATGTATCATTAGGAGAATTTATACCACCAATTGGAAAACAACCAGTTGTAACTAAAGAAGATAGACAACGTGGATATATGGTACGTTATTTTATAAAAAAATCAAATGATATTACGGCACCTGTAATTGAAGTTGATCGAAAACAATATAAAAAATGTAAAGCTAAAGAAGGAAGGCATATTAATGGATTTTTATATTCAAGGACATCTATAAGATGGAAACTTACTGGACCACAAAAAGATGTGATAAAAGGTGAATCATTAAAAATATCAGTTAAAGGAGTTGAAGATACTAATCGTAGAACTGCATTTGCCCAAAATATAAAAATGGAAGGATTATCAAATCTTTTAAGAGATACAACTAGATATACAGTATATGATCAAATTGATAAACAAAAAGGTCCAGGCTTAATGGCACCACCTAGTTTCTTTGAAACAGATGGTTCAGAATTTGTATTACCTGACGGATCTCCGTATGCAGGATTTTATCATATTCATCCAACTAAAGGCGTAATGATCGGAAAAACACATTCCGATAAATTTGATCAAACTAAATTAACTAGTTTCTCAGAATATGCTATAGCAAAGTCAAATTTTAATAGCTACTAAAATATTAGGTTTTCTGCAAAAGATTCATTATAATTATATAAATGAAAATTGTTGAAGATAAAGCCAGGTTACAAGAGTTAACTAAATCATTAGAAACTTCTGATAGTTTTTGGATACCAGTATTTTCTGATTTGTATCGACATTATGTAAATAATCAAATAAGTTTTGTTTATATTTATATAGTTAATACGAAAAAAGAGTATATTATACCATTCCATCATAAGGATTGTATATGCCTAGAATCCGAACATCTAAACCGGTTTACAAGTAAGGCGGATATCTATGTTTTGGGCAAGAAACGCTTTGTAAATTTCTACCATCATAAGACGTTTGACGCTGATTTAGTTGAATACTTTCAAAGTAATAAAATGTTACAACTAGAGGATACAGATACAAATGCACATGATTGGTTCAATAAGTGGTATTACAATGAAACAAATGTAAATGATTATATTCCAATAGTTAAACATTTTGAAAGATGTTCAGAAATGAAAGATAAATTTATGGAATCATTTACAACTTTCAAAAAATCACAATCATTTGAATATTATAATGATTTGTTTATAGATAATCTATATGCAATAGAAAGGAATGGATTAAAAGTTAATTATGATAAATTTGTAGAAAAGTTTCAAACAAATAATTTAATTGGAGCAACAGCCTATACTGAATATAATATCTATACAACTACAGGAAGGCCATCTAATAAACATGGTGGAGTTAATTATGCTGCAATTAATAAAGAAAATGGGTCTAGAGAATCATTTATCTCAAGACATGAGTATGGTATGTTATTAGAGTTAGACTATGACTCATACCATTTAAGGCTAATTGGAGATATTATTGATTACGAATTACCAGAGTCATCTGTGCATACATATTTAGGAAAACAATATTTTGGTAAAGAAGAATTATCTAAAGAAGAATATGAACAAAGTAAAACAATATCCTTTAGGTTATTATATGGAGGAGTAGATAAAGATTTTGCAAAGATTCCATATTTTGGTAAGGTAAGAGAGTATACATATAAATTATGGAAGAAATTCCAGAAACAAGGTTATATAGAAACTGCCATTCTAAAAAGAAAGTTATTTAGAACTGCAATGACAGATATGAATCCAAGTAAATTATTTAATTATTATTTACAGAGTATGGAAACAGAATATAATATGGCAATGATAAATGAAGTAAATGCTTTATTAGGACCATATGATACTAAATTAATTTTATATACATATGATTCATTATTATTTGATTTTGCTATTAAGGATGGAAAACAATTGATATTAGATATTAAAAAGACAATGACGGCAGACAAATTTCCAGTCAAAATCAAAGCTGGAAAAACAATGCAAGACTTACAAAATATGACTGATAAACTAAGTTAGTCTATATTTATAATAAATGCAAAGAAACGTAACGGATATATTAAGAGAGTGGTTTTATAGACTACAAAATGGTTATGCGATCCAACCGTATAATGATATAGAACTACAGGTTTTATCTAGAATTCTAACAGAAAATAATATAGACCCTAAACCTATTATAGAAAGTTTACGTGGAGATGTAATGGAAGCTCCAAAAGAAAAGATACCAGCTGGACTAACTGAAATATTTCATGAATCATTCTTTGCTATAGCACTTGCAGCTATATTAGGAGGCAAGCCATTATCACCTGATGAGTTTTATACACAAGAGCCTCCTAGTGAGAAATATCCAGATGGGAGAGT